TATTTCTACATCAATAGATAATATACATATTAAAGTGGGATCGATCACTGGTCCATGGAAATTTAACGCTTATTATCCAACATATCAGACACCTTCAGATATTTTCTGTTATACTTCAGGTAGTAATAGTGATGATTGGTGGTCCAAAAATAATAAATTTCAACATTTGGAAAATACTTATTCATTATATGATAAAATCTATAATTATTCCCTCAAATCCAACCAATATCGTGAAATTGATAGACTTCAATTATCTGCTTTTAAATTGTATTCCAGAATTGTGAATAATGAGTTGGTGAGTTGTTCTGAAACAGATATAGGAGCATTTTATGTTGGGCAGAAAGCCAGCAAAGAAATATACATCAAAGATGATAGTATATCAAATCAAGTATTATACAAGTTCTTTTTCGATAAGACCAATAATCCCCAAAAATATGTCAATAATTTAGGTATAACTCTATCGGCAACCATAATCAATAATACTCCAAACCATTTAAGTATTACTTCCAATGGTCTAGATGGAGAAGGATATCCAATTCAATCGTTTGATATCAATCCAATTAAATTTTATAATACTAAAATACCTTTCGTGGTTAAAATAAAAGATAATAATGGTTTTTCTATAAAAAACTTTGATAAAATAGCCCTATCATCATTAAATGTTTCGATAAATGGGGCGAATACTTCACAATACTCCATAAGTTCTCTAAATTATACTTTAGAATCTCAAGATTCCGGTGGAGCATTGAGAGGATATGTAACATTCCCTAATGTATCATCAAATGCAGTTCTTTCGGGAGTTTATATAAGTGCATCAGGAACACTGACAAATAAATTATTGAGTTCTTATACTTTATTGGGGAATTCCACTCCATTTAACGTATATCCTTCAAATAATTTCGATTATTATAAGACTAATGAAAATTTTAATGCAGAGCAGACTCTTAAAGACCTTAGATTCCAAGAAACTCTACTGGATAAGGAATTACTATTCGGAGGATTTCTAGGAGGCATTCTAGGGGGCGATACAGCAACTCATGAAGCTATAGGATTGAAAAGTTACGAGAAAATAGCTAATTTTGTTCAGAATACACAAGACTTGGATAAATGTGAAATTGGATATATAGATTCTTTGGGACAAACTATGAATTATAATGATACGAGAGCAGAGAAGTATCATTATCCCGAAAGGATTAAGAGACTCATAAATACTTTATCAATTGATAAGTCGAAATTAGTGGGAACCTCTAATAAATTCAGAGAAAATCTGGATATTAAAGGCAGAACTTCCAAGACTGAATATGGTATAAATATTGGAAATAAAATTAATACTACCACATATACTATAACCGCTGGAACTCCAATAGTTGCTCTGGAGAAATTTTCAAACACTTATAATCTTCTAAACACTTTTCAACCAGTATCCTCTACTGGATCAACAATTTATAAGTTATCTGCTTACAATTCAAATTGGGGTTGGCCCATGGTATTGCCAGCAGTATTCAATTTCAAAGAGATTAGTAAATATTATCTATTTTTTGAATATAATGATCAATATGATGGCACAATATTGGATGGGGTAATAGATTTCACCAATAACAAGACAACTATTCCTTCTACAGTATCCACATCAGATATGATATCTCAAAACGGTATTATGGATAATATGTTTCTGGATACACTGTATCAGTCATTATCTTTGGTTCAGTAGTATGTACCATATATAGATGTGTCATTTTTACTCATATCATAGACATCTTGTTGTGATATAGTATATATATCAAATGGATATACTTTCTGCTCACTAGTTAAGGATGGAAATAATACAGAGGATAGTTTACCAGAGAATATATTGTCATAAACCTGATCATTACCTTTTTCCACTGGGGCATTTGTAGCATGGTTATACTCAAAGCGTTTACAGGTGAGTCTATATGTGTAATGTCCCAAAACAGGATTCATACCAGCAGCCACATCTTGATCCAGTACTTGAGTAACACGGAATATTTTTGAACCCCTATTACCCGGTCTATCACAACCTAAAGCGGTAATTTCCAGAAGATCATCAGATTTTGGCTCCACTCTTTGACCATTCATAGAGAATGCTGATACTGGGAATAAATTAGTGAAATCTTTTATGGCTATGTGTGCAGTCAATTCATCATCAGATGTCATACCAAATGATGCCAGAGATATACTTTCCTTTAATTCTAAATACGCCTTTATAACATATGGTTTAGAATATTGTTGGGTTGGGTGTTCTCCATATAGAATATTCATGGCAGAGAGATTAAATCCATTCACATAATAATTCATCTCCACTCCATAATTATTAATCAATTCTTGGAAACCTGAACCAAATATAGCTTTCTCCGCTTGATAATTGGAAGGGTCGGCAAAACCACCACAACGGGAATTATAAACACCTGCAAAAATATTAACAGGATCAAGACAAGAAAGTGGAGTAGTAGAACAAGCCATATGATTATTTATCCATTACCCAATTCAATAGATGTCTCTGAGATAATCTAACAGATTCTTTTTTTAATGCTCTATTTTTAGAATCTTCCATAGCCTGTTTTTTATCTTGTCGGGTAAAGGGTACTGGATTATCATAACAATCGAAACTCCCCCCTACTGTTTGGGGTGCTCCTTGTAAGGTGGTTAGTTGATTACCACTACAATAGAAACTCCCCTCTACTGTTTGGGGTGCTCCTTGTAAGGTGGTTAATTGATTACCACTACAATCGAACTTCCCCTCTACTGTTTGGGGTGCTCCTCGTAAGGTTTTTAGTTGATTACCATTACAAACGAAATTCCCCTCTACTGTTTGGGGTGCTCCTGATAAGGTGGTTAGTTGATTACCACTACAAACGAAACTCCCCTCTACTGTTTGGGGTGCTCCTCGTAAGGTGGTTAGTTGATTATCATAACAATAGAAATCCCCCTCTACTGTTTGGGGTGCTCCTTGTAAGGTGGTTAGTTGATTACCACTACAATCGAACTCCATCCCTACCGTTTGGGGTGCTCCTTGTAAGGTGGTTAGTTGATTACCACTACAATAGAAACCGCCCTCTACTGTTTGGGGTGCTCCTTGTAAGGTGGTTAGTTGATTACCACGACAATAGAAAACGCCCTTTACTGTTTGGGGTATTCCTTTTGGTAATTCTGTTAAGAATAACATACCAAGATAATAATTACCATTTTTAACTCGTCTTTCTGCTATTCTTTTACCCTCTTCCATTTTTTGTATTACTACTTGAGTATTTATATCATGTTTATTGAGTTTATAATAGCCATTTTCGATTAATTGTGGTATAGTTAATTCTCTAACTTTAACATATCTACTTATTTCATTTGGCTTCAATGCCTCTGCTTGACGAGGAGTTAAATTAGTACCAGTAGAGATATATTCATTTCTTAATTTATTATCGAGACTATCAAATATATCATCGTTTAAAGTAAATCCAGATTTTACTAAAGTAGCTTTATTCTGATAATCCAAGGTATTAAACTTTTGTAAAGACTGATTAATTCTAAAATCTTTTATAAATTGTAGAAACTGTTTTTCCCTTTGCGATAGGGGATTATTTACAAATAGATATTCATACTTAACAAGGACTGGGAATCTCTTTACTATTTCATCCCAACCACCTGCCACTTCTATAGTATCATTATTAGCAAATGTCCATTCCCATCCATCTTCAGTCCTATCGAGAACCATAATATGGGTATCGTCTGTCTTTGGTATATTTTTGAAGAATATAAAATAGAACGTGGAGGCTTTTTGTAGTCTAAAACTTCCAAACATATTACCCCCGGCTACTCTGGAAATACAGAATGGATAACCCCTACCATATTTTACACATTTCTGTACTGTGTCACCCTTATAAATTGTTACATCATTATCATCTACTAATGCTTCAGAAGAAGATAATTCAGATTTAGCAGCCTCTTTATTTTGGGGATTATTCTTCCCCTTGGCAGCATCTACTACTTCTGATAATTCTATAAAAGTTTTATATTGAAATGGGTCTTTTTGTTTTATACCATTTTTATATTTTTCAAACTCTTCAAGATAATTTCTAATTACTTGTTCTGATTCTTCAGAAGAAAACTTTTGTATTAGTTTTTTAACAGCTCCTTCTGAAAACTCTAAAATTACTTTATTATAAAGATAATCGAATGTCATATTGTTATTTAACTATAATAACTCTACCCAGAGGTTGACCACCAGCACCAACAAACATTTGAATACTGGCTCCACTGTTTTTATAGTTATTAATAGTCTTACCATTCTCCCAATTCAGTTTCAATTCTTCCATTTCCGGTGCTGTTAAAATTCCACCATGAGTGGTTAATTTCATATTGATGTTTTGATATGGTCCAACGGTATGTAATTTCTTCTTATCTAAAATGTTTGGATTCTTGCCATTATGTGCTTGAATTGATGGGGTTGGTGTACCATCGGCAAGATTATGGCGATATTCGTTAATGATATCCGAATTAATATTGAATCTTTTAGATAATGGTATTATTTTATTATTTTTATATGTTATTGGATTTGCCGATTTTATTTGATCTGGTAGAAACACTATACAAGCATTCGGAGTTTCAACTGAATCATAACCTTGTTTTCTGATTCTAGAAGCTTCCATTACTCCTTCTGGTTCAAACTTGTCAAGTCTTAAAGGGTTTTCCATTCTCAAATAAACCGCCATGGTGGTGGGAGATGGAGAACCCGT